TAAAGACGATGAGAACGAAGTGAACAAAGGTTTGTTATTAAGTAGGAGCGATAGCGACTACATCCAAAGGACCGCTTTAGAGCTGTTGCTTCTTTTATAGAAGCTATCCGTGAAGTCTTGTAGTTCCTTATGAAGAAGTTCTTGTTGTCTATCAACCATCGATTGGTCAGCGTCACTAGCCATCTGCTGTACCCAATAACCAACAGCGATTGATAAGGCGTCAAGACGGTCATCGTGTACCAGTGATCCTCTATCTCTTGTTATCCTAGATAGCTGATACATTAACATATATCTGGTTTGTTGTTCTATAGGGTAGCTAAGAGCTGACTTGTAATCGTACGTTATAACCTTTGGATCAATAACAAGTCTATGAGAGTTAAGTACAGGTTCTAAGGTATCAACGATACGTAGCTCCTTTTGTTTGTTATGTCTAACTTCTTCTATAGTTACAGGGTAAGTGGTACGAAACAACGGTTTAATCAGCTCCATAAACATACCGTCTCCAAAGTTAGACTCTATAACAACGATATTAACTTTGTTATCCTTTGCTATAGCTACCAGTTGTTTAAGGGTCCTTTCATCGTACCCACCTTTTATACCACCAGCATCAGGTACGTATAACTGACCATTAAGCATCTTTACCACAGCGTACCCTGTCTCGTCCTTACCACGTCCACTGGGGTCAATAGATAACACAGACCCGCTGTACGGTATCATATCTCCTACAGTGGAAGAGGGACGCCTAAATCGATCCCCAGCTAATCCGACATTTGGTAGGTCACGATCCGTATTATCCGGGTCACTGGACCACACAATCTTCTCAGGAGCAAGGTCTACATCTACATCGGATATAATCAGATCGTTTATCTTTAATGGGTATCGATCAGCATCAGATAGCTTAGGATTCAACATGAACTGTAAGGCGTACCCAGTACGACCGTAGCTCATCTTACGTTCTTCAAGGTCTAAGTCTGTGAACCGTAAGGGTTCTGTAGAAGTACCTACTGTATCAGAAGCTATGTTATCCGCTATAAGGGGTGCTAAATCGCCTCCGTAGTTGTTTGTAGCCTCTGTATCGTCTGGATACTCTGAAGGCCATATACGGCTCTTGTAGCCCCTTTCTCGCAGTTTGTTGTATATACTGTCTTCACATTGAGGAGTACCGAGAAAGATGATACGGGAGGAGTCGAGTGGTTTAATGATAGCGTCAAACTCTTTTACTTGTTCATCCAGCTTATCCCTCATTCCTTGAGTAGCACTGTTATTAGCTACCTCTACGTCGTCCGCTACGATGATGTCTGCACGGGAACCTGTGAGCTGGGACGATATACCAAGGGACTTAACAGAGGGTGCGTGAGACGCAGGAGCAGGTCCTACATCAAACGCTATCTTACTGAATCGTTGGTTCTCTGAGGGCTTTAATCCTTTTAGTATAGGAATCTCTTGGATGATACGAAGGGTAAAGGTAGAGAAGTCATCCGATCTATTCTTACTAGCTGATACAACAAGTATGTTCTTAGCTGGGTCCAGCAGTAGCTGATGTACTACAAAGGCTGATGTTATCCAACTCTTACCTACTCCCCGGAACGCCATGATAACAGACCGCTTAGGTCCGTGTTGCAAGTACTCCGCTATATCGTATTGAAGCGGGGTAGGATCAGGGAGGTTAAGGTGTTTCCAGACTAGGTATAGAAAGTTTCTAAAGTCCCGTAGCTTGGGCGGTATCTCGATGTTCTTCTTCTTCAAATGGTAACGCTTTTAATTGATGATCTAATGCTTCCAAAGGCGTACCTACACCGCTGTCCATCAATACGTTGTTATCTTTCAGGAACTGTCTAGCTCCATTGAGTAGGGCAGCGTTATACTCCCCCGTATCTTCCATCATATCTATACTGTGACTGTACGCACCTGCTATCTTATCGTGCAGTTTACTTCCCTCTTTATGACTTAGCATGATGTTATATTACTATTGGTTGTTATCTTTGTAAACAAAAAGAGGCGGCTCCGAAGAACCGCCCCTTAATGATGGATGAGCTAATTTAAGCAGTTAATGCTGTTTCAAACTCAGCGACTGTTCCTAACTCAGTACCGTTATGGTAGAGGTCAGCGTCAAACTTAGCGGCAGTAGCCGATCCGTCAGTCGAGGAGATGTCAGTAGCAGCAGCAGTTGCAGAGGTATTAAGGACTTTGAACTTGTCGTCTCCTTCGTCCCAGATGAATGCAACATTGCTTTCGGAAGAACCACGCTCAACGATGAAACCACCGTCATTCGAAGCATTAGTACCGGAAGCTGCACCTTTAGAAAGGTTCATGATGCTGTCAGTAACATCGATGTTGGTGGTGTTAACCGAAGTGGTTGTACCATTAACAGTCAAGTTACCAGAGAACGTAGCATTAGCAGCCGAAATGTTACCGCTGAAAGAAGCGGAGTTACCGTCGGCAGCTAAGGAACCAGCTTGAGTTTGCAGAGCAGAGATGTCGCTGTCGTTGCTGCTGATAGCAGAAGTGTTAGCGGATACGCTGGACTGCAAGGAAGAGATGTCACTATCATTCGAAGAAACGTTCGATTGAAGAGTAGTGATGTCAGACTGAGCAGTAGAAACGTCAGATTGAAGGGAGCTGATGTCCGAGTCATTGCTGCTTACGTTAGATTGTAAGGTAGAAATGTCGGAGTCGTTAGAAGCAACAGCGTCAGCAACAGTCTTTAACTGAGCATCAAGAGCGTTATCAGCAGCTTGAAGGGTCGTTACCGAACTGATGTAGTTGGCAGAACCATTAGCTGTGTAAGCACCGTTAGCACCAAGACCAGCACCAGCTTGAGTAGCGTCAAGTTCAGTTTGAATACCAGAAGCAGTTGAAGATACTGAATCAACGTATGCTTTGGTAGCGGCGTGAAGGTCGGCAGTAGGAGCACCTGAAAGGGTCAAAGCCCCAGTCATTGTTCCACCTGCGAGGGCAAGCTTCTTATCAAGCTCTACTTTTGTTTTTTGACCCAATTGGGTAAGCAAACTAGACATAATATATAATCCTTTGTTGTGGGTTAGTTGTGTTTAGAAAGAGTATAAGGACAGCTAATAACTGTCAAGCTGGCTCGGTGATTAAAATAGCTCCAGCCTCAGTCGTTAAGCTATCTCCATCTTCTGCAAGTATATGAGTAGCAGTAGGTACCGCACCACCAAGCTCCACGATTTTCCACGCTGTTCCGTCGTCAACCGCTATACAAGGACCACCACTACCATCTCCATCTGTGACATATATGATACGTCCTGATGTACCAGCTACTGGTAAACTTGATGTAAGATATGATCCAATTTGCAGAGATTGTGATATATTTACCGAACCACTAATCAAGCCTCCGGACTTATCAAACTTGTTATCAAGCTTGGCTTTAACCTTCTGACCTAACTGTGTAAGTAAACTGCTCATTGCTCTACGGTGTATTTAATCCATCTAAGAAGTCGTTGTAATCACCAACTTCCTCCTCGTGTGCATCTAAGAAGTACGGTAAATCATTCCAAGCATCCGTCCCGTTTCCGATCTTCATCCTGTTACGACTGCTATCCAATTCAAGGCCTATTTCCCCTTCTAAAAGTACAGGGTTGGTGGACGTCCAGTTACTGGGGGTATCCCTTCTAAGTTGTATTCTTTTACTAAATGTAGCCATTTGTTATGCTCCTCCTCCTTCGTAAACATCTAAGTTATCACTAGCAGTTGCTCCTAAAGCGTCAATCTGTGGGTCACTCAACGGTGCGTCACCACCACTTAACCCAATGATGTCAGGGTCAGCTAAAATGGAATCTGTCACTGCTTTAGCAGCCGTTGCCGTAGCTACCGCTTCCGTCGCACTTCCCGAAGCCACCGCACCAAGTGTATTGTATTGAGCGATTAATGGACTCGGTCTAACAACACGAGGTCTTCTGTACGGTCTAGCCATGTTAAGCTACTGATTTAGCTCCTCTGCACTTCCATTTCTTTCGGCTGAGGCTATTAGGACTATTAGGATCATTCTTCCAGTTTCCTTTTATCTTTAAAGACCTCGCACAATAAGCATCGCCTTTAGCTGTACCGGGTCTAATTCTATCTCCTCCACCTTTAGCTTTACCAGCTTGACCGTAACCTATGCGACGCTTTCTTCCGGTCTTGGGATTAGTGACAACTTTAACAAAGCGTTTGCCTTTGGGTTTCTTTATACTGACACCCTTACGCTTCATTACTTCTTCGGGAACCCACGCTTCATATTAGCGTAAGCTTCATCAGATATAGTAGATTTACTTTTACTTCTACTGATGCCTAAAGCTTTACGTTTTCGCATGTTCTCATAAAGTCCCGGTCTTTTACTTTTTCTTTTCATCTCTGTACTAATACTTCCATCATACGATCTAATTTAGTGTGAACTTCTTTAAGTGCTTCTTCTACCTTTGCGATCCGTGCTTCAACAGCTCTATCTCTTTCCCGCTGTGCAGCTAAC